GCAATGGACTTACATAATGGTGGTGTTGCTAACTATCGAGCCAGCGAAGGCAAGACTGTTGAGATACCATATCGCGGAGAGGTAAGCAGAACATTACAAGAAATACTTGGTGGTCTGCGTTCGGCATGTACTTATGTGGGAGCAAGTGAATTGAGGCATTTGAGTAAGCGTACAACATTCGTGCGCGTCACTCAACAACTAAACAATTCCTTGAGTGCGTATGAGATCTGAAATGGCAAGTCGAGAAGAAAAGAATATATTTTCAATGATGATTATGAACATGGCGATTAATGAAAAAATTGATCACATGGACGCGATTACAACTTATTGTGATCGAAACAATCTTGAAATTGAAGTTGCTGCTAGTTTAATCAATGAATCATTGAAAAGTATTATTCAGGGTGAAGCAATGGAACTTAGATACTTGCCAAGAGGTGGTAAACTTCCTCTATGAATGGATACGATTTGTATTGCACTTATCAAGCCATAAAATTACATTTTAGTTCTGAGCAATACAATTTCTTTCAATATGATGGCAAAACGCGAGTATCAATAGATGCGTTTCAAAAACGCCGTGACAAATTTCTATTTCATCGTCTTGCGCGCAAGTATCGCGACGAAGAAATGGTTCCATTTTTAGTTGCTAATTTTGTTGACCGCGACGATAACTGGACCAAGTCACTCCTTGAAGAAGAAGCTGAGCAAGCATATCGCGATTGGAGACGAAGAACAGATTCGATGAGCAAGGTTTACGCTGAAGACTTGCAAAAAATTGCAAACAAAAACAATTTCAATGAACTATTTAAAGTTGATGATGGACAGTTTCCGAAATTACTCATTGCATTTATGCAAAAAGAAATAACAATTGAAACGATGGTAATTTTAAATAACATCTTTGACTTTATAAGAATTTGGGACAAGAAGATCTCTGATGATATCATCTATCCCAAAGTATCAAGAAAGATTCGTAAGTACGGAGCATTCTTGAATGTAAACGTTGACAAGTACAAATCTTTGACAAAGAAAACTTTACTTGGTAACGAAAATACTATATAATGATATGGTAATGAAAAAAGTGGACAAGACGAAATACATTTAATACAACGCAATACGGAGTAATACATATGAGTCTATCAAATCTAAAAAACAAGGGTTCATCTCTTGATAAATTAAAGAAAGCAGTCGAAGCCTCTTCTTCTGGCAACTCAAATAAATCAAATATTGATGATCGTTTCTGGCAACCTGAAGTGGATGCTGCAGGAAATGGTTACGCAGTGATTCGATTTCTTGATACGCCAGCAGTTGATGGTGAAGATGGATTACCATGGGTACAAGTTTGGTCGCATGGATTTCAAGGTCCAGGTGGTTGGTACATTGAGAACTCTCTCACAACTCTTGGAAAGAATGATCCTGTTTCTGAATACAATACAGTTCTCTGGAACTCTGGCATTGAAGCCAATAAAGAAATCGCTCGAAAGCAAAAGCGCAAGCTGACTTACATTAGCAATATTCTTGTAATCTCTGATCCAAAGCGCCCGCAAAACGAAGGAAAGGCTTTCCTCTACAAGTTCGGCAAGAAAATCTTTGATAAGATCAAGGAAAAACTCGAGCCGCAGTTTGCTGATGAAACACCGTTGAATCCGTTTGATTTCTGGAAGGGTGCAAATTTCAAGGTCAAAATTCGTAACGTCGAAGGCTATCGTAACTATGACAAGTCGGAGTTTGATTCTCCTGCTCCGTTGTTCGCTGGCGATGACGTGCAAATCGAAAAGACTTGGAAGTCTGCTCATTCACTCAAAGATTTTTTGAAGCCTGATAACTTCAAGACTTATGATGAGTTGAAGGCGAAGTTGGAGCGTGTACTGGGTGCTGGTGGTTCTGCCGCTGCATCTGCTAAGAAGATCGATGACGAGGAGGCTGATGCTCCTGTTGTTCGTTCTGCTCCTGCCAAGAAAGTTACTGCTGAAGATGTCACCGTTGAAGATGATGACATGGCATTTTTTGAGAAACTTGCCGCAGAGTAATCTGATTTAGAAAACCGTAGATGTTTTCAGGGGCACGTAAGTGCCCCTTTTTTATCTGTTTGGATGAAACATATCTGCCGAAGCGTGACGATTAAATGTGCTATCGTCGCTGAATACTCGCGATGTTCGTGATCCATCATTAGTTTTATTCGTAGCAAAAGTTTGATTATTGTTTATGACGGTTGGACTGCCAAATTGTCTAGAATTATTTGTGCCCATCATATCTTGCTGATATGGTCCAACTAATTCATCTCTTTCATTTTTCGCTTGCATAATCACATTCGTATCGCGGTTCATATTCCCTGCGCTGCTGGATGATTCTGTGTATGATTTTTTATTGAGATTGCTCATTGAATTTGCATCATTATAAATGTTACTGAATTCGCCAGCATCTTCTCTGCGGTTAAATTCTTGCAGAATATCTTCACCACGCCCACCTGTATAGAAGTCAACGTAGAGTTGTTTAAATCTTTCCCATGGATTATCTGGACGTCTTTCTGCTGCACTTCCTCTTGATGATTGGACATCGATACCTTCTAGACCTTCTGCACTTCCTCTTGATGATTGGACATCGATACCTTCTATATCATCCATTGCTTCCTGAATAAAATTTCTATCACTCATTGTTGGAGTAGTATCTGATTGTTTATCTGCGACACTGCTTCGAGTATAAGTAAGTTGTTCCTGAGGTTTTGGTTCTGGCATTACCACCTGTGGTTTTGGTTCTGGCATTACCACCTGTGGCTTTGTTTCTGTGCTCGTAGTTTCAGCCGCCACACTTTTTGCTTGTGGTTCTAATTTTGTTTGATCTTGCGATTTGACGCTGTAATCGTCTACCATCGGCATTGTAGTGTCTTCTTTCGCGATGATTTCACGATATGACTCATTCGCAGGAGCTCTCAATCCTACATTAAAAGATCCTCTACTATAACTATCAATTAGAGATCTAAGTTTAACTGGATCGAATATTGGATTTTGAACTGCAGTGGTTGCTGTATTTTCTGTTGCTTTTAAAGCTGCAGCTGCATTTACCATACTCTCATCTGATTCTGTTCTTTGAACGTAACTTTGAGAGGCTGTCAAATTCGAAATAAAACTTTTTGGAATCGTCGATACGGTGGGTTCATTTACACTTGGTGGCGTGTATGTCGATTCAGGAGCAGAAGATTTGACTGTTTCTTCTTGATCTATATTGAACGCATTAGCATATCTCTTAGAATCTGGAATTACTCTCTTAAATCCCTCATCAGGTTCGCCTCTAAATTGTTGTGCAATAAAAGGTGTTCCAGTATACCCACCGAATCTCGATGCGAAGTTCATCGATGGTTCTGCACCTCTAGCTGCAAAACTTGAAAAGTTATTTCTAAGCGTATCTATATTTGGTACAAACATTATCTTTTACTCTTCGACAATCGTTCTCTTATTCTATCGTTTTCTTCTTTGACGTGTTGCGCCACTAAAGAAACATACATTGTTCTTTCCCACGGAAGCATTTGCTCAAGTTCCGTGAGACTATATCCATGATGCTGCATCAATGCAAAATTGGTCATGAAGTATGACTTCAGACTCTCATTACGAAGGCTTATACGAAAAAATCGAGGAGACCCTCCAGTTTGATAAAGTGTTCTTTTTCACACTTCTTGCAAACTATTGTGCTTTCGTGACGAAGCATTGGAATCTCTTTGAAAAAATTCTTGATCTTCTTGTATTGTTCTGTTGTTAAGTTATTAATAAACTGTTCAAATTCACCTTCCAACATCTCATCTAGTTTATATACTTGACTATCATCATACAAGTATTCTGTGCATTCTTTGAGAATTTCAATCGGCATATCTTTCGTATTAAACTTCTCAATTAAAGTTTTAGATACACTGAATGTCGGATAATGTAGTTTAATTCCAATGTCGTTTGTAAGCGGAATATTACTAGAACGTGGTTTGTATTCTAATGCAACCTTTAACAAATCTACATCTAACTCCATTCTGCCTTTACACTTTTTTTTATCATCGATCACATTCTCACAAATAAACTCTAATGAAACAATTTCACCGATAGATCTTGCTCGCAAATTTAAAAACAAATATTCGATTTCATATAACGGCAGAGAATCTACTTCTATCTGATCATAGACGCAATTATTAATTATTTGTTTAATTGCATCTAAACTAGTTGTATAATCATTAGACTCTAAAGCCATAAGAAGAATCTTTTCTTCTTTTACTACAAAAGGTCTAAAAGTAATTTCTTTGTCTAGCGATTCAAGTCTCAATTTATAAGTCGGTAAATCAATTTTTGGTAAAGCCATAATTTACTCCATGTTAACTATTTCTATTTCTTGGTCTTGCTGATGTACTTCCGATATCGATACCCACTATTTCAGTTCCTTCTGTTCCTCTTCTGCTTCTGATATCGATACCCACTAGTTCTTCTTTTCTTCGACTAAAGATATCAATGCCCACCACTTCAGGAGTGTCTTTGCTCTCAATATCAATACCAATTACATCCTCTTCAGCATTTGCATCATCTCTCTCAAAGTCACTCGATCTTAGATTTTTCCAATATCGATATGAGAACGTTACATCCAAGCGAACTGCTTCGCCAGCATCAGCCCAAGATCCACGAATTTCATTCATCGATACAGGGAATGCTTCGAATAGTTTGACTGCATAAGGAAAATATTTGCCTGTTTCAGATAACTGCAAAATTAATACCTCACCGATATAATCGTCTCTATATCTAAAATCAAATTTATTCTCTTTTGGATTTATGAAATTCATCCATGCATCAAAAAAGGTCTTCTGACGCATCTCATCATCAACCAAAAATGTGATTTGAACTTCATTGTAGTCTGTGCTCACTGGAACCTTCATCAAAGGTCCACCATAATTCATATTATTCAAAGAAATGTTCAGTCCAGGAAATGCAACAGACTCTGAGTAATAAGTTAAGAAGTCGTTTTGTAATAACGATGGAAGTTTAAAACGAAGAGTGTTGAGAAGTTGGCTCGGTGGCAAAATTGCAATTGCAACCTTACTGGCTCTTGCGTAACCACTTTTTCTTACTTGAGAGAGAAAATTACTTACGTTTAAAAGATTTTTTGGATTTAAAGACATTAAGCATTGCTCCTCATATTCGCAACAGGTAAGAAAATGGCTGTTTCCCATTGGTTCGGCTCAATGTAAATCATCGGCGATACCATCTGTTGATACAGATATCTTCTCATACAATCACGAATACCTGAAAATTGACTCATGCTCGAAAGTAAATCATAAGAGAGCATAAATCTTGTAGAACCATCATATTTATCGTTATTCAGGAAGATTGACAATCCGTCTAGAATAGTTAATCGTTGACTTGAATTCAGGAAGTGTAAGTTTATCCCCGTAAATCCATCACCCGTTACCGTAGTTGGGATCACCAACGGAAATTCGTCCCATTGTGGGAGTCTTTCCTTAGTAAGAGGATCGTATCGAAACATAAACATACGACCAACAGCGGCGAATGGAGTTAAACGTTTGGCATCATTTAGAACATTCGATCGACTAGTTGAAATCGTTGTTTTAGAGATCATTTCTTGAATAAATGCCTTGGCTTCCTCTGTTCGAGGTTTAATGCCCTTTTTGGACATTTCACGAGTTATTTTCTCGAGTAAAGCTGGCATTAGATCCGCAGTTGGTCTTCAGTAATTAAACTAAATTTCCAATTTCTGTCTTTGCAGTATTCCTGGGCTGCTTTCCATTTTGCGTCGTTAACGCCCCAAGTCGTCACTTCTCGGATATACTGACGAGTAACTTTATCTTTTGGTTTTGGAGGGACTGCCTGACTTTTGGGTTTTACTTCTAAAATCATGCTCTCGACGAGTCCTTGTCTATTCTGGACTTTAACATAAAAGTCTGGGAAGTATCGATGCCAGCGATTGTCAACAGGGGATAAATAAGGGATGACGATTTCTTCGTTAGACCATCCAATTACGCTAGTGTTTTCGTCCAGGTGCACCATAACTCGGCGTTCCCATAACGATCTGTACCAGATGTTTGTGGGGTCACCTAAATATTTTTTGGTATTTCTAGGACTAAATTTACCACTATAAGCCATCACTTATTTATAGGAAAGAGTAATGCCTACTGAAGACGCAAGACGATTAGAAAGAGAAAAAGAATCATATAAAAAGCATTTATATTTTCCACAAGAATTGGGCGATAAAAGCGGTCAATATAAGAATGCGATAAGATTTAAGGCTTATGGACAAACAAGATCATTTCAAAACAATCCAGGCGAAACACCATATGTAAGAGAACTTCCAACTCAATATCAGTCTGGGAGAAGAACATTTCCTATTACTGGAACTGCATTTTTTACAGCCTTCTCGTTAAGAAGTGGTGGAGTCGCTATTCAGTCAGTTGCTAATTTAATTGGTAGAAGTGTTTCCGTTCCCGATTCAACAATTATTGAAGATCTATTAGGTGTGGGTCTACTTGGAGTACAATATTTTTCAGTCGGTCAACAAACATTTTATGGTAGAAGGACTCGATCTTTAGATAATTCGATTACTTTGTATATGCCAGATATGGTTATCAATTCTGATAAACATGATTATCAACCCATATCTTTAAATCAAGCATCTGGAAAAGCAGGTCTTTATACAGCAGCGTTTGATGGATCAGCTTTAGGTAATGTCGAAACATTTGCAGAACTGGCTGGCAGAGCAGGCATATTTGGCGGGCGCTCTACAGAGGCATTCCTTTCAGGATTAGGATATGCACTGAATCCGATGCTTGAAATGGTTTATGGTGGAACGCAGCCAAGAACTTTTGCATTTCAATTTAAATTCGCACCTAGAAACCATAAAGAAGCAGAAGACGTTTTAAATATTATTAAGACATTTCGTTTTCATTCGCATTCAGAAAGTGCAGATAAGCCAGACGATCCAATGTCCAAAGGAAGTGGAACAAGATACCTTGTACCACCAAATCATTTTGAAATAGAATTTTTACGAAGAAAATCAGACGGTAGATTTGAAGAGAATCTTGCGATGCCTCGCGTGACAACTTGTATGTTGGCTCAAGTGAATACAAATTATGCTGCTCAGCTTGAGTCCTTTGCAACATTCAGAGATGGTATTCCTGTTTCAATAAGCATGGAACTAGAATTTATTGAATCTGTCATTCTAACAAAACGAGACATTAGGACGGGATATTAATGGCATACTTTGCGAAATTCCCTAGAGTTTTATATTCTGTTAACAAAGAAGGCAACAATGCAAAGATTGTTCCTGATATTCTTGCTCGCGTAAAATTTATTGACTCTATCATGTCAAATGAGAATCTATTCTTTAAATATGAGATTAAAGGTGAAGAAACTCCAGAACAAATCGCATATAGAGTTTACGGAGATCCAGAAAAGCATTGGATCCTATTGTTAGTGAATAAACTCATTGATCCTCAATTTGACTGGGCACTTGGTCCATTCGATTTTGAGAAACATATTAAACAAAAATATGCATCATTGAACGTAAGTTTAAAAACAACTGAATCTTATCCTACAGGTTATACGGTTGGTGAGGTAGTCTATCAAGGATCTGCATACAATGCCACTACTGCAGAAGCGAAAGTTATTGCATATAACTCTGGAACAAAAACGTTACAAGTTAAATTTCCTTCTGAAATTTTAGCGAATGGAAGTAACATTTCTGGCGTAACATCAGCGCAGACGCATTCAATTATTGGTATTACAAACAATCAAGATGGTTATCAGTGGGCAGTGAACACAATCAGCCACTTTCAAGCAACCGAAGTTATTCGCAATTCTGATGATCCGACTTCTACTGAAACGAGAAAGTATAGAGTGACTGCAAATTCTTACAATTACAACACAGGTAATATCATATCCATTAATACAAATACTTCTTATTCTAACAGTTATAACGTAATAAGTTCAGTAGACGGCAGCAATGCTACGCTTACTATTACAACAACTATTGGTCCAGTATCATATTATGATTATGAGTTAGAATTAAATGAAACCAGACGTAAAATTCTTGTGCCTAAATCTTCAATTATAAGTTCTATTGAAGATCAATTAACGTCATTAATGTCGGCAAGATAACATGGAAATGATGGCAAGTGGCAAAACGTCGGCTGATGGTGCATTGTCGCCATACGACTTTACTCTCATTGAATTAAAAATTGTCAACGCTTCTGGCACGAGCATCGATATTAATTTTATCTATAGTGAAATTAATATCTATGAAGATATCTTTAACAATGTTATAAACGGTGATATCTTATTGACTGATTCGAGTGACATTATTAATAGAATGGGAATACACGGAAATGAATTTATCTCAATTGTTTTTAAATCACCTGGAATGAAAAGATTTGAGAAAGTGTTTAGAATCTATAAAATAAGTGAGTATTCTTTGCAAGGAACATCTGCTGCCAAATATAAACTACATTTTTGTTCAGAGGAGTTTCTACTCAATCAGCAATATTTTATCTCAAAATCATTCAGAGAAACTCGATTGTCTGATGTAGTGAGGATTATTGCGCAAAACTTTTTAAAAATATCATCAAATAAATTCTCAGAATCTAACATAGAAGAATCTACACTTCTACTTACACCTGAGAAGAATCCTTTAATAGTGCCAAATTTAAGACCACTCGAAGCCATCAATTGGATATCATCCTTTGCACTCAGCAAAGATTTGTCTCCAGGTTTTTTCTTTTATGAAACTGCTGATGGATTTAAATTTAGTTCTATGAGTAGCATTTATTCGCAGATTCCAAAAAGAAAACTATATTACTCTGCAAAAAACCTTGTACAAAATGAGAGCATTGCATCACAACATAGTAAACTTGATGAATTACAGTTTCGACAGGTGTTCGATACACTAGAGAGTATAAGCAGTGGTGCATTTGCGTCGCAATTAATTACTTTAGATGTTATGAATAGAACTGTGGAAGGTGAAGTTATGTCTTCATCTATTCAACAATATAAAACATTGAATCAATATTTGCCATATAATAACGCTAGGAATAGAATTGGATCATCTATAAGTCAGGCTTCTGGATACATAAGAATGTTTCCAAAATTTCAAGACAATCTTGCTAGTCAGTGGTTGTTGATGAGAGCTTCTAGACTCGCGCTATTAAATAACACAAGATTACATATTGACATTCCAGGCGACAGTTCGCTATCTGTTGGTGATATTGTATATGTAAGCGTTCCACAAAACGCAGCAGAAACAAATCCTGATAATATTTCAGAAGATCGATATATGTCTGGCAATTATTTAATTACTGGTCTAAGACATCATTTGTTAGATACCAGGTATCATTGTTATGCTCAATTGTGTAAAGATTCTGTCAATGTTAATCTAAACTATTCGCCGCCAGTCAATTCAATGTGGAATACGGTAATTAATTCATGAAGTTGCGCACAAATTTTGTTGGACAAGATGGGTTTCAATGGTGGATTGGTGTCGTTGAAGACAGAAATGATCCAGAAAAACTTGGCAGATGTCGTGTGCGTATTTTTGGTATACACACGGATGACATTGTAGCCATTCCAACGGAAGATCTTCCGTGGGCGATTCCAGTTCATTCTGTGAATAATAACGATACTTTCGCAACACCAAAAGAAGGCGAATATGTTATAGGTTTTTTCTTAGATGGATCGTTTAGTCAATCACCAGCAATACTCGGCGTAATTCCAGGATATAATCAACAAGTATCTCCTGGTAACAGAGGATTTGGCGATTTAAGAAACGCGAATAAAATTCGAAATTCTCCAAAAAAACCATCCGCGTTAGATTATCCAGAAGCGCGCACTGGTGATTCAAGCACAATCAGTGGCAATATTATTAATGATGGGCTTGGTGTTGCGAAGTTGACAGCAGAAAATATTATGCTTCATCTTCCGCTATCTTTACAATCTAAAGAGTCATTGACTGATGGTGTGCAAAATGTGGTTGGATACAATCATAAATTTACACAACGCGAATTGAATCAAGGGTATATTGCGCTCACAAAAAATGATAACATTATTATAAATGGTATCAATGGAGCAAACACTATTGTAACGAAGACGCAAGCAAAGGAATTACTTGATATCGATATTGTTGAGACAATTGAACGAGCCAAACAATCGATTGGCGAATCAACTTGGAATGGATTATCAACTCCGCAAAAAACAGGTCTTACGCTTAATGCCTATCACTTAGGAGTTAAGGTCGACTTTGAGAAATCTGGAGTTCGTTCTGCAGTAACCAGCGGTGACATTATACGAGCTTCACAGCTATTAGGTGCTGAGATGCTCAAATCGTCTACAGGAAAATATTTACGCAGTGAAGATACTCTTGCGCATACTGCAGCAAGTTTATTCAAGTCTATTCCAAGAAGCTCACTCACTTCTGCGCGTGCTAACAATAAATTAAATACAAACCCTTCAATTGTTGCGGGAGCAGGTGTAGGCGTACAAGTTCATGAATCTAATTTGTCTGCTGATTCAGATGCATTATCCATCAAATACCCAGTACCTGAAGAGCTCGGCAAACCATCATTAAGCGATGTTGCTACAAATTTAGATAAGACATTAATTCAAAAATTCCGAGAACGAACTCCAATCAGCGCAATCGGTGCAAACAATGAGTCTTGGGCTGAACCAAGTCCAGCATACTCAGCAGAATACCCATATAATAAAGCAAGAGAAACCGAGTCTGGTCACGTTTTTGAAATGGACGACACGCCATTAAACGAACGTGTTCATTTGGCGCATCGTTCTGGAAGTTTCTCAGAATGGTATCCTAGTGGATCTAAGGTAGAAAAAGTCGTCAAAAACAACTATAGAATTGTAATGAGTGATGATCATTTATATGTTGCTGGAAAGGTAAACATCGTCATTGAATCGAATACCAATGTAAGAATAGTTGGGGATGTTTTTTTACAAGTTGAAAATGATTTAAATGCATCTGTGAGCGGCAATGTTAACTTTTCGGTGGGCGATACCTTTAAAGTCAAAGCAAATACCTTATCGTTCTGCGCACAACAACTTACAGAATCCTCTCACGATCTCTTTACGGCTCCAAGAAGAGGAACACCTACTGCTGCGCAAAAATTCCTTGAAAATGATCGAACTATTCGATTAAGTGTTAATATTAATACGCAAAATGATGAATTTCTACGAAATTTCTTCATCAATCCATATGATTATACATCACAATATCAAAATGTCAAGCGATATATTCCTGAGTCGCCAAGATCTGGTTCTGATTTGATCTTAAATAATGTAGTTGGGGAAAGTTTAATTTATCTAAACGAAACTGCAGACATATCAAAGTGGCTAGAGAGACAACTTGCTCTCGCTTCGAATGGTTATTGGAGAGAAACTGGAATCGAACTTACGGGAACTATTCAGCCATCTAATCAAAATATCTTAGGATTATGGAGAAATCTAGGATTCTCTCAAGAATACTGGACATTGAGCGATCAGACCGTATGGGCAATGGCGTTTGTAAATTATGGATTGAAACACAATGGTTATCGATACGTTCAGACTCCATATTCTAAAGATATCGAATTGAGATTTAACGACTTTAGATTTACTCGTGTAAAACCTGAAGATGCTCAACCTGGGGATATCGTTCTTTGGGCTAATGATCATGTGAATTTCGTCTATCAAAAGAAAAATAATGCCCTATCGTTTGTAGGTGGTTCACAGCCTCCTGATCCAAGATTTGATATCGGAGACGGTCGAATCGGTGATGTCTCATTAGTTGGAGATGGCGGTTGTCCCATTACGACAATAGTTCGCCCATCTAAGACATAAATAATCATTTAGAGGTGCTTTAAATGGAAAGAGTCGCTCGAGTATTTTCTGACTTAGACCTAAAATTTAGTAAACATCCAGTTACGAAAGACGTTTCTTTAAAGATAAACGAACATGCAATCATTAGTGCAGTTCGAAATATCATTTTGACCAATCATGGTGAGCGAAGATTTACTCCCAAGTTTGGAAGTGATGTATATTCGCAGTTATTCGAGCCATTAGATGACATGACGGCAATGAACATTAAGGAAGAAATCGTCACTAGTCTTAAAAACTACGAGTCGCGTATAAAATTAGATTTTGTCAATGTAGTTCCAAATTTCGATATGGATGGATTCGATGTCACAATTCGTTTCTATTTGTTAAACTCTATTAAACCATTCACGACGGTTATATTTTTGCAAAGGTTAAGATAAAATGGCTAATGTCGAAAGCAAACTAGTAATATCAGAGCCAGACTTCTTTACAATTAAAGCAAGTCTAAAGAACTTTTTAAAGTCACAAAGTGCCTTTGCGGATTATGACTTCGAAGGCTCGACGTTATCTCAGTTAATTGATTTGCTCTCTTATAATACTCATTATCTTTCGTTCTATATGAACATGATTGCAAATGAGTCGTTTTTAGATTCCGCATCTATCCGAAATTCTGTTATCTCTCATGCTAAGATGCTTGGTTATACTCCAGCATCTATTCGCAGTTCAATAGCAAGAATCGATTTAACCTTTACTTTAGCGAATAATGCTGGGGTTGCAAACACATCATCACTAACTATTCCTAAATTCACAAGATTCGCTTCTTCAGCTGTTGATGGTATTAATTATACGTTTACAAATTTAGATGAAGTTACAGTAACAAAGGCGAATAATCAGTTTGTATTCGCTGATCTGAATATATTCGAAGGAACACCCACTTCACAAGTATTCATACACAGCGAACAATTAAATCCATTGCAAGAATTTACATTAGGAAACCAAAATATTGACACCTCTACAATTGAAGTTATTGTTCAAACATCTGCTATTGATCTATCACAACAATCATATACTTTAGCAGCTAATTCTACAGCACTTACTGGTAACAGTGCGGTTTATTTTATCGATGAAATTGAAAATGGAAATTACAAGATCTATTTCGGTGATAATATTCTTGGCAAAAAATTATCAGAAGGTAACATGGTTGTTGTTTCTTATCTAATGAGTAATGGCAAAAAAGCCAATAAAGCCACATCATTTAAATTACTCGATTCAGTAGATGGATTAACTAACGGAAGCATTGTGGTTGATCAAGTCGCAGCTGGTGGTGCGGACATAGAATCAATTGAAACAATCAAATATCTTGCTCCAAAAACATTTGCATCTAACGGTCGTGCTGTAACAAAGAATGATTACACAGCACTGATTCAACAACGTTACCCATCATTTGAGGCAGTAAACGTTTGGGGTGGTGAAGAAAACATTCCACCAATTTACGGCAAAGTGTTTGTATCTGCAAAACCTTCAGCTGGTTATGAAATTTCAAGAACAGAAAAAGATTACATTCTCAGAGAAATTATTAATCCAATTAGTATTCTTACTGTAACGCCAGAATTTGTTGACCCAGATTTTAACTATTTAAATTTAAACGTTCGTGTTTCATATGATCCGACTGCAACGACTTTGACTCCAGGGGAGATTTCTTCACTTGTTCGCGGAAAAATTAATGATTATGCAAATACAAATCTTGATCAATTTAACTCATTATTTAAGATTTCACGATTGATGCATGAAGTCGACATGGCACATCCTTCAATTGTAAGTAATGATATCGATGTGAAAATTGAAAAACGATTGACTCCTGTTCTTGGTGTTTCGCGAAATTATGTCATCAAATACTACACTGAACTCAAACGTTCTACAGGTGCTGATCGTATTGGTTCGAGCCCAGCATTTACTGCATATGATAATGAAGGTGTTCTTCGCGAATTCTATTTCGAGGAAGCACCCCTATCCTCTACAGGCATTTCTGCGGTTCAAGTGATTCAAGGTGGTTCAGGTCTTACAACAATACCAAGATTAGTAATTAACGGCGATGGTATTGGTGCGTCTTTGCGCGCTGTTATAACAAATGGTAAAGTAACTTCCGTTGTGATTGAAAAGGTTGGTTCTGGTTACTCTACAGCAGCAATCAAAGCGTATGATCAAGACGACAATCTACTACAAAATGTTATCTTAAAACCCATTATTGAAAACACAACTGGTAGATTACGATCATACTATTTTGACAATAACAATATTAAAGTCATCTTCTCTGAAAATGCTGGAATAATTGATTACCTACAAGGTATTATAACTTTATCACAATTCAAGCCTTTAGATATTATTGATGCATTCAAGACAATTAAGTTTTATGCAACGCCTAAAAACACATTGTTCAATTCTGAACGCAATACAATTATTACATTAGACATTGATAATCAATCACAAGTCACTATTGATACAATAAAAGTAACCTAATATGTCAAGTCTGAATAGAGTTTCAACATTTATTGAATCACAGTTACCTGAGTTCATTCGCTCAGATTATCCTGTATTCGTTGAATTTCTAGAAAAGTATTATGAGTTTTTAGAACAGCCAGGTAATCCTATTTACGAATTAAAAAGATTTTCTGATAACTATAATATTGACTTAACTAGAGAAAATTTGTTAAAATACTTCAGAATAAAAATTCTACCTTCGTTTCCTGAAGAATCAGAACTATCTACTGAAAAAATTATCAAAGCATCAAGAGACTTTTATAGTAAAAAAGGTACTTCAGATTCTTTCAAGTTTTTATTTCGTGTTCTTTACAATAAAGAACTTGAAGTTTATTTCCCTAAATCGCAAATCTTTAAAGCCTCCGATGGAAAATGGGTGCAGCCGCAAGCATTCAGGCTCTCATCATCTGCTGGAAATCAATCTGTAGAATTAAATTTGTTGAAGAATCAAAAAGGCGTTGGCTCAGTTTCGAAAGCAAGTTGCATCATTGAAAGAGCTTATAAGACTATTGATTATGCCACAAATAATGAAATTTATGAAGTTTATGTCTCAAGCATTACAAGAACATTTAATAACAATGAGTTTCTCGAGATTCAATATGAAGATGAGAATGGCGTAACTCAAATATTCAGAGAAACAATTATTGGTAGTTTATCCAATATTAAAATTAATCCGCAAAGAAGAGGAAGAAGATACGTCACAGGTGATCCTGTTGTGATCAATGGCGGTCAGAATATTAATTCTCTTACGAGACAAAAAGCAGTTGCAACAGTCGGAAATGTTACTGTAACAATTTTAGATAACGTCACTGTGGTAAAAGGTGGTTATGGTTTCAGAACAACACCTAATACATTCATCGATATTATCACAAGAAATCCATCAACTCTTGTATATGATGGCACTGGTAATGGTGCAGGTGCTAATGCTGTGGTATCTGGTTTAGATACAACCATTGCAAATACTATTACAATTCCATATTCCTCTGATGGTATTTCTTTAAAAGCAAATTCATATTTGTATGAAAACGATTTAGACTTCTCAAACACTTCACCCACTACAATATTTTATGCAAATGCTGTTGGCTCTACGCAAACAACAGTCAATATTTCCAGTTTACCATCTGTAAATACTTCTAATGGCTACTACAATAATTATGTTTTAAAAGTTGTAGATGGAACTGGATCAAATGGACTGCAAGGATTAATTAATACAGTTGTTATTTCGCAATATTATGGTGCAAATGGAATTGCAGTTGTCAATGCGAACACTTCAATAGTCGGAAAAGTGAACATTACTGGAAATGAAGTTATCTCAAATATTTCTGCCATTGACATAGCAAATTTTAATGCTGGCTCTCCTGGATTTTATAATTATCTTACAGCAGGTAAAGATATTGAAGTAAATGGAGAACTTCGAACGATTGCAAATATAACAAATGCATATCATTTAACGGTCACTTCTGCATTTAGTTCTTCTGCTACTGATAAAAAATTGAACGCAAATTCAACATTAAGTGCAACTTTAGATTCAACGAGTGCATTAAAATTAACCACATCATTAGATACTAAAATTGGTGGTGCGCTTACATTTGAAACCTTTAACTTACATCCAATTATTGCCACGTCAGTTGTTTCTGGCGGTGGTGGATTTGAAGATGATTTGAATTTTAATGTTGTTTCAGTGTATGACAGTGATCTATCATCATTAGGATTTATTGCGATTAATCCAGGTGAATTTTCAGAATACAATCAAACAAACGCAACATTTAAATTGAGCAGCGAATACTCTTCAGTAGATGATTTTTATGTTGGTCGCAGAATTAAGTTAGATAAACACCATAGAAGCATTATTGATTACGATGGTGCGACAAGAACTATTTTCTTGGAAAGAGCATTTGAAACAAATATCAATTCCATTAATATTTTAAGTAAAGTATTAAGAATGGATAATCGTCCATTGATCATGGGCATGGGAATTCTTGGCGCAATTGAAATCGTAAATGGTGGCACAGGTTATGCAAATAACGACACGATAAATTTTAATGGTACTGGAGTGGGTGCAGCAGCTTATGTTTCTTCTGTTAATATTTCTGGATCAATTCAAAAAATTACTTTTACAAATAGAGGCGAAGGCTATGTATCATCGCCAACTGCAGTTGCGGGTGGATCAGGATCTGGAGCAAATTTAAATGTCGTCTTGCTAGGTGATGGAGAAGAATTGTCTTCTACTACAACCTTCTTAGGCGAAATCATAGATTTTGATATTACAAATCGTGGTTCAGACTATATTTCTCGACCAAATGTATCGCTTAAGATTTATGACCTTTATGTGACAGGCAATACAACAAACATTGCTGGTATTCTAGAGAATGATTCAGTTTACCAAGGATTGCCAAACAATAAAACATTCACTGCAACCGTTGATGGATTATACTCAAATAACTCAATTCTTCGTGTGTTCAATTACTCTGGAACGCCTAATGTGGTGAGCGGTAATCTAGTTGTGACGCGAGCAAATGCCACAGGTGTGTTCTTGAATGTATATACGTCTGGCGTGACAATTGCCAATGCGAATATCGAAGGAATTCTATATCCACGTCAATATGGTAATGGTAAAGCAAAAGCCAATGCTGAATTTATCAATGGATTGATACGTTACAATGGTTTCTATCTAAACAGTGATGGTCATCTAAGCTCTGATAAGAGATTCCAAGACGATGAAAAGTATCACAATTATTCATACTCCTTACATTCTGAAGAAAGTTACGATACATATAAAAAGACAATCTTTGATGTTGCCCATCCAACTGGAACAAAACTTCTTCCAGTTCATATTATTCCAGAATCACATTCAACCGCACCTGATATTAATATAAACACTCATGCAATGATTCTCGCTTCAAATTCATTAATCGGAACATGTTCTGTTTCTTATGATGCAAATAATGTAACTGGCGTTGGACAAAGTTTTGACACTTTGGCAAATGTTGGGGATATGATTGTAATTAATTCTGCTGATACTAAGCGATCATTTGTTAAGGAAATCAAATCAATCGCTAATAATAACTCTCTAAATATTGAAAGTTCTTGTGTGATAATTGGAGAAGGCAGAGCGCATATTTCTAATGGAAATGCGAGTATTGTTATTAAGGGAAATACAAACACCATTTCAAGTTTCATTGCATCCAATGATAAAATAAGAATTAAAATTGACGGATCTACTCTAATTAAAACAATTAATGTTATATTTGGTAACGTTATTACGCTCAATAGCAATATTGGTATTACAAATACAACTAACCTAACAATTGATACAACTGACGCTAGAAACTATGGTAAACCAGTTGCACCTGCTTTGGTTTACGAAGTTATTCCGCAATTCAGCAATGTTGATTATGAAATTATAAGAACTTGAGGACCTAACATGTCATCTTTATTTACACGAAATTTTGGTATTTTAAACGCTCGAGCATTTGAGTACTACATTTCTTCAACTCTTGCTAAACTATATTTGACCATTGGAAGACCCCAATCTTGGGCTAATGGCGATACAACGCCAACTCCAATAGAATCTACCAATACATTTTTTAATGTATGGGATGATATGGTTGCTATGAAAAGAGTTACTGCAGCCGATATGAATCTAGTAATCCCTCGAGTAGATTGGACAAGCGGGACTCAATATATAGAATATACGCAAAATCTAGATTTATTCGTCAAAGCAAATACATCGAACATTGCGTATGATAATAAGTTTTATGTACGCAACGCCAAGGATCAAATCTTCAAGTGTTTGTTTAACAATTCAAACGCAAATTCCACTGTTATGCCAGAGATCGATCTTGGTGGTCAACTGCCAGAAAATCCATACATTGAGACCGCTGATGGCTACAGATGGAAGTATTTGTACAAGATCCCTCCTGGCTTGAAAGAAAAGTTCTTTACTACAACATATATGCCTATAGTGGTCGAGAATGACGTTGCATCTAGTGCAGTGGATGGTCGAATCGATATCGTAAAGATTGTAAATTCTGGTGCTGGATTCAATGCAAACGTTAGCAACAATTTTTTAAACATTGTTTCAGTTAAGGGCGACGGCACTGGTGCGAACATTCGTGTTAATGCGTACTCTACAGGCGTAAACGGTGGAAATATCGTTGGTTATACCGTAATTTCTGGTGGTAATAACTATACCCGAGCGACAATTACTCTGGTCGATGAAAATAAGATCGTCGGAACTGCAAATGCTAATTTGATTGCAGTTATCGGTCCTCCAGGCGGTCATGGTTCTAATGTGGCAAGCGAATTAGGAGCCTCCACCTTAATGATAAGTGTGGCGATTGAGGGCGATGAAAACGACCAGATTCCTACGCAAGGCGGTGGTGGAACCCAGTTTAGACAAATCGGTCTTTTAAAAGACCCAAAAGTGAGTGGTAATACCACAGCACTGGCTTCAGTCTATAGAACGACAACTAAATATTCTCTGGTCATCCCAACTGGAACATTCGTGCATAGAGAAAGTGTTTTTGTTGGTGCAAATCTATCTTCTGCCAATTTAACGGCATTGGTAGACTTTTATGATAGTGTGAATGACACGTTATATGTTAATAATATCGTTAATGACGGTACAGTTAATGTAGCAAATTCATTCTCTATTACAGGAGCTAATTCTGGGGCGTCAGCGACGGTAATTTCTTCGATTGATCCTGGATTGAAGTTGTATTCTGGAGAACTTTTATATATTCAGAATTCATCTGCAATCAACCGAGATCCAGACGAGCATCAACAATTTAAGATTGTATTAAAGTTTTAGGAATATAACTCATGTCAACAGATTTTAATGTAGAGCCATTTTACGACGACTTCCAAGCCTCCAATGGAGCCAAAGAAGAAAATTACATGCGTATTTTATTTCGTCCTGGATATGCAGTTCAGGCTCGTGAACTTACGCAAATTCAAAGTATTATTCAAAATCAAATTAAACAGTTTGGCGATCATATCTTTCAAAATGGTTCACCAGTTTATGGCGGTCAAATCACTTATGATTTGAAGGTTCCTTATATTAAATTGCAGACTTCTTACAATGGTTCTGACGTTGATGTGGAAGATTTTGATAGTGCAATCGTTCGCAACGTTTCTGGCACTTCTAAAATTCGAGCTAAAGTTGTTGCCTCGGACGAATCTCAAACTTTTCCAACGCTTATGTTAAAGTATTTGAGAGGAACAATATTCTCAAATAATGAAGTTATCTCTAATGCAGAATCAGGCGGTGATGAAGCCAAACTTTTGGCATCAGCTGCAACTGGATTCGGCTCAGTTGCTTCTATTCAACCTGGAGTATTCTATGTTGATGGATTCTTTGTTCAAGTAGCAGAACAGTCAATTGTGCTCGATGCATATGGAAATACTCCATCATATAAAGTTGGTTTACAAATTGTAGAAAAGATTGTTGATGAGAGCGCAGATGCGAATCTTCTAGATCCAGCACAGGCTTCATTTAACTATCAAGCTCCAGGCGCGCATCGTTATCAATTTAAATTAGAATTATCAAAGAGAGCGTTGAATTCTTCAGACGATACAAAGTTCTTTGAACTTCTTCGTATCGAAAATGGAGTAATCACCAAACAAGTTAAGTACCCAATATATACTGAACTTGAGAAAACTCTTGCTCGCCGTACCTATGATGAGTCTGGTGACTATACAGTTTCTCCATTTAAATTATCGCTAGAAGCAAACACTGCAAATACAGAAAAGTATGTTGCTGTTATTGAACCTGGCAAAGCATATGTCAAAGGATTCGAATACGAAGCCATTGGTCCGCAAAGAATCGAAGGATTAAAGGCGAGAACCAAGCAAACATCTACTGACTTTGACCTATCTCTTGAATATGGAAATTATCTATATGCAAATTCCATTGTAGGTTCTGCAAATGGATTCGCAAATACTTCTAGCCTTCCAACATTAGAGTTGCATTGTGTTCCAAAAAATAGCATCAATACAACAAATTCGATTACTTACAATGCTACCTACATGGGCAGTGCTAAGTTAAAGCATATCACACGTAATGCTGGAACAGAATATATTGTTTATTTGAGCGACGTTGCTCTTGAATCAAACACAGTAACAGCAGGATCAACTGGTGCAAATACACTTGCCATTAATTTTCCTGTTAACTACTCAAATTTAAGTGGTGCATATACTAATGTTTCTGTTAGAATTACTTCTGGTGCTTCTGCAGGTGATGTGCGTAAAATTGTAGCCTACAATTCAACAACAAGAATTGGTGTGGTTGATCTTCCATTTAGTGGTTTGATTGGTACTGGTCAAACATTTGCTCTACTTTATAGCACAAAGGATATTGATTCGCTCGTAGATGTAGTATCTTCTAAGGCTGCATTTAATTTCTCTATGAATGTATCGAATAATAGTAAAGATACTGCTGGTGGCACGATTGTGTACGATACAAATCGCAGAATCTTAATCTTTAAATTACCAGAAGCGCAGATCGCAAACAGCACAATTGACAATGCTGATTATGTAACAAGTAGGTTTTTCAGTACACAATCATTTAATGCTGGCGGAATTCTATCACTTACCTTAACAAATAATGAGGTGCTTGATTATGGATCAGATGGAAGCACAATTTCTTCTGCACTTATTAATCAAAACTTCATTATCGCGATTCGTTCGCTCGGTACAGCAACAGCTTATAGTGGTAATGCAACGTCAGTTGCAGTTGGTGACATTATTACTCCATCAAGCATCACAAGAACATCAAGCACTGGTCTAACAATCAATTCTGGTCTCAACGGATCGTTTACCGCTGATGTGTATGTTCGTGTTAAGATGGACAATTCTGAAGATCATAATCGACGCCTAAAAACAAAGAAAGGTAATGTTGCTAATACAACTTTAACAGCAACTGCAAATTATACAGGTGGTCAAGCAACATCAGTCAGTGGATGCACTAGTGTTTATTTTGACACTGCAAATGGTCGTGTGTGGTTTACAGATCCATCAGTAATTAATACAACACCTGGTGGAAACACTTCATTGTTTATTCCTGATGTTTATAAACTTGTAAAAGTATATGATTCTGGTAGCATTTCTTATGCTCCGAATACAACAAATGTTATTGATGTGACATCAAGTTTCTATTTGGATCCAGGTCAAACACCAGAATACTACGATCACTCTAAACTTGTTTTAAAGGCTGGTAGAAATCCTCCACGTGGACAAACAGTTGCAATTCTAGAATACTATGAGCATGCAACAACTGCTGGTTATTTTAACGTAGATTCTTATCCAGCAGCGCAGTATGAAAACGGAGAAATTCCAATATTTAAATCTAGCGATGGAACATCATATCCATTGCGTGATAGTATTGATTTCCGTCCAACAAGAACATTGGGAACAACTGCAAATACTTTCTTCGGATCACGTATTCCGCTTCCATATCAATCAATGGAAATGACATATCAATACTATATTCCAAGAAAGGATAAAATTGTAGTTACTGCATCAAAAGAATTAAAATTGATCAATGGAATTCCAGATAAGAATCCAAAATATCCAGCAGATCTTTCTGATGCAATGACATTATTCATGCTTGATATTCCTGCTTATACTAATTCTCCAAGAGATATTACTGTAAAAGCAATGGATCATCGTCGCTACACAATGCGTGATATTGGTAAACTAGAACAAAGAATTAAGAATGTAGAGTATTATTCTGCATTGTCTTTAGCAGAAACAAAAGCAAAAGATTCAACGTTGTTCTATGAAGATAACGCTACACAGAAAGAAAAATATGGCATGGTTGTCGACAATTTCAGTGGATTCTCTGTTGGTGATACAACTAGCCCAGACTTTAAGTGCTCTATTGAAAAGGGTGTATTGAAGCCATATGGAAAAACAACAAATATTAATATGATTCCATACGATCGAATATATCTTAAACCAAATGATCCAACACATGCAAGAAAAACCATGTGGACAATTCCATCAGAAGAAATTATCATTAACAATCAAACAGCAGCAACAAAAAATACTGCAGTTATTCCTCCAGTTTTGGCGGCTAAGTTTGATGGATGGTTGACACTAGTTCCGTCATCAGATAATTATTTCTCTGTTATCATACCACCTGTGTTAATATCACCAACACCTGTGTTGCCATTACCAGTAGCTGGTGCGCCAGCGGCTCCTCCTTATGTACCGCCTCCTCCACCACCCATTGAAGTTCCTGTAACACCACCAGCACCTCCACCTCCTCCGCCACCATTGGCTCAGGCTCCTGTTGAACCTGTTATTCCACCGCCTCCGCCATATGTGCCTCCTCCATTTATACCACCTCCACCACCAGTATATGTGGCACCACCGCCAATAGATCGTCCAGAACCATTTGAACCACGATCAATTATGAGAGCTATGCCACATCCCGATCCATTCGAAGTTGGTGAATTTTTGGTCTTACCTTCACCACCAGTTCCTGCATCGCCACCACCAACTCCATCGCCAATTAATTTTGGATTAACATTGGGCGGTGCGCTTACAATTAATTTTGCTGAGATATTTCCGCCACCATTGGTTGAAATTCCACCTGATATTGTTGGTGCAGCGCCGCAAGTTGCAGTTGTTGATACCTGGTATTCTGCTCCAGTTTACACACCAGAAGTGTTTGCAACTCCAAGTGATACAGGCACAAGTGGTGGAAGCGCAGGTGATTTTAACTTGGATGCCGAATTTACCAATATGGAAGTATTTTAAAATAACGAGGATTTGATACTATGTCAGAATCAATAGATCAGTACTTTAAAAATTCAATTACTGAAGATGCTACGAGAAAAGTTCAATTCACTCGTTTTATGCGTTCACAAGAAGTTTCATTCTTTGGTCGCGGGTTATGCCCAGATAAAAAGGCTAACGTATTCTTTGACAAAATTGATGTCAAACCATTTACACAGAAAGCAAACAAACTCACTGTTACAAATGTTACGTCGCCTGAAGGTTATACATCGTTTTGGAACGATGAGTCTATTATTAATACAACGACAAATGCATTTGCGAAAGTAATCTCATCATCTAACAATTTTGTTTATCTAAACGAAAATTTTATCAACGTAAATGTAGCTCCTTTTGCAGGAAATACATTATCATCAACAACTGTAATCGAGCAAGATGTTGTTTATCAAACTGCATCTGACAAAATTGGTGGAAAAATTACATTTGCTGGTATTGTTGAACGTTATCAAAATACAAGCACTTCACATGCTTATATGGCAATTAAACCTGTTGATGGTTCATTTAGAAAGTTTAGTCCAAATTCAATTATCTTCTTAAGAGATAATCAAAATATTCGTTTGAATGTAAGTCCAAATCAAACAGTAGCAAATGCATTCCCAGTCGGATCAAATGTTTATAGTGTTGGCTGGAGTTCTGGTAAAACTGCAACAGTAAGTTCTCATGAGCATTATTCTGGCGTAGTTTCATATACCGCTGCAAATGATACAAATGTGATTCATGTATCTGGCAATTTAGCGTCTGCTGTAGGTAATACATTTAGAATTGCTGCAGGTGCAGGCGTGACAGCTCAAAGAACAATCAATGCAGTTTCCGCTAATGGATTTATGATTACACTTAGTGCAAACGTTGGTGTATCTTCAAATTCAAGATACTCTTACGGTGATCATGAGGTTGACGATTATGGTGGAATTGCTGGTATGTTTAATGTCCCAGAAACTAATGGTGCTTCTTTCCCAACAGGCATTCTTCCATTTACAGTTACTGATGCAGCAACTAGCACATCAGAAAATTATACGATGCGCGCTGTGAATGATTATGGTGCTGGTCCAAATAGCGGATTTGCAAGATTAATGCCAGTCCCGCGCATTTCTGGTGATTTCCCAGTAGCAGCTATGTTACCTGATATTGCTACAAATAATCGTAAATTTTTCCCACTGTCTCAATCATTCTTCACTCCAGCAACTCAAAATACGCATACAAATGGTGTTTCTGCGCCATTGACTGCATTACAAATCTCATCAGTTGATCTATACTTCTCGGCTAAACCAACGAGCGGCGACTTAGAATTACCTATCATGGTAACAATTAATGAGTTTGAAAATGGATTGCCAACAACTCGAATTCTTGGTCAAAGCATGGTAGATGCAAAAGATGTGAAAACATCTACAATTCCATATGCTGAATCTGATTTTACAACGTTTAAATTCTCGCCACCAGTAATTGTAAAACCTTCAAAGGAATATGCAATCACTGTAACCACATCTTCTCCAGATTATAATTTATTTGTTGCGGAAATTGGTGGTGATATTCTCGGCACAACGCCACCGAGAAGAGTTTCAGAACAGCCATATATTGGACAGTTCTTTAAAGCCCAAAATGCTTCGAACTGGACTCCAATTCCAAATGAAGATTTGATGTTTAGAGTTCGTTATAATAACTGGGCTGGCTCAACTTCCAACAGCATTGTGTTTATGACAGATAATATTCTTTCTAATATTAATGTCGACTCATTGCTAATTCATTCGAGTGATTTCAACTTTAAACCAACGTCTATTGACTATTCTTTCAAATCAACCACTATCGACGGAACTCATGATAGCGATTGGAAGAAAATTCGTAAAAATGAATTTTACGACTTTGGCGGCGATTTACAAACTTCTACAAAAACAGGATTCCGTAGAAGAAGAATTGTAGCAGGTAATAATGAATCACTATTGGTAAAAATTGATTTGACAACAAACGATCCATACATTGCACCTACAATCGATATGGAAAGTGTGTGCGCAGTTGCTACTGAGTATGTGATTAATGATGCAGGTATTTCTGTTGCTGATATTACACTATCAAATCTTGGTCAACATTCGAATGCTGCAAATATCACTATGACGTTCTCAGCACCTGATCGTATTGATGGTGTTACGGCAAATGCTTATGTGGCTGCGCTTTCTCCTATCACAGGATACACTGGAAACGTGTCTGTAATTGTTGTTGATAATCCAGGTTCTGGATACTACAAAGCACCAACAGTTACATTTTCAGAACCAAGCGCCACAGCAAATGCCACTGCAGTGATTGCTGGTGAAAATGGTACTTCTGGTGGTAATTGTAAAGCCAAGTATGTCTCTAAGACTGTTACACTTGCAGATGGATTTGATGCAGGAGATTTGAGAGTTTATCTAGATTGCAATCGTCCAGTTGAAACTGATGTTGTAGTTTATTACAAGATTAAATCAGCTGACGATAATCAGGCTTTTGAAGAAAAGAAATGGCAGTTGATGTATAAAGTCAATGACAATTTCTCTAAAGATCAAAATCAAGTGATTGAACTCGAATATCGACCAAGTTTAGATTATAACAAGGCTTCATATGAAGAAAATGGTGTAACTTATCCGCTGGGTGGTAAGTTTAAGTATTATGCAATTAAAATTGTAATGACAGCTGGAAGTTCAGCTGTTATTCCACAAGTTCGCAATTATAGAGCAATTGCAACACCTGCAGGATAATTATATGTTAATTAAGATTAAGGATAACGATGATCTAGTAAGAGATGATCGCTCACAAGCAATTTTAAATATCAATAAAAAGTCTCTTTTAAAAGATCAGATATATCAAGAAAAAATGAAAAGAGAGAGGGAAATAGATTCTTCAATAAATAATCTCAAAGAAGAAATCTCCTCTATTAAAGGTGATCTTTCAAAAATTTTAGAAATGCTTTCTAGAGGCAGCAAGTAATGGCCAATGCAAATATAACACATATTCAGCTTGTTAACACATTTAACGAGTGGCGTGCAATTACAAATGATTTGATTCAAGATAGAAATAATCTTCGAAATTCAGATTATTATAAAGATAACGGCAAGTTGATCCTTCAAGACTTAACTGTTTCTGGTAATTTAATTGTTCAAGGTAACACAACAACTTTGAATACCGAAGTGCTTACAGTTGAAGATGCAGATATTAAACTTCTATCAAACGTTACAGCTTCTCCAGTTTTAGATGCAGGCATTACAGTCAATCGTGGAACATCTACTGACACTTTCTTGCGTTGGAATGAAACAACAGACAAGTGGGGTTGGAGCGATAACGGTTCTACTTTCTATTCATTTGATTCTGCATTATTTGCATATACACAAGCAAATGCTGCTTATGTTCAGGCAAATGCTGCATATGCACAGGCGAATACGGCGCGTGGTACGGCAAACGATTCGTATGAACAAGCAAATACTGCTCGTACTACTGCAAATAATGCATATAGCACAGCGAACGCTGCAGCGGGAACTGGTGGAAGCGCCACTACAGTTGCTCTAAATGCTTATGGACAAGCGAATAATGCAGCAAATTCAGCTAGGGTAATTCACGCAAACACAAACGCTACATTTGATAATACAATTATTACAGTCGCAAATTCTGCTTCCGTTAATGTTCGTTCTGCTGCAGGATCTGGTTCTTCAAATACTGTATTTTATTTTGAAGCAAATACATCCAATCCAGCTGTATTAGGACCAGTAGGACCACAAGGACCACAAGGTCCACAAGGACCAACTGGTTCACAAGGTGCCACTGGTGCAACTGGTCCTCAAGGACCAACTGGATCACAGGGTGCCACTGGTGCCACTGGTTCTCAAGGACCTCAAGGTCCACAAGGTGATGTTGGTCCTCAAGGACCAACTGGTTCACAAGGTGCCACTGGTGCAACTGGTCCTCAAGGACCAACTGGTTCACAAGGTGCCACTGGTGCCACTGGTGCAACTGGTCCTCAAGGACCACAAGGTCCACAAGGTCCAACTGGTAACTCTGTATTTGTAACTGCAAACAGTGCAGGATCAATCACAGGTAGCACGATCAACTTTGTCAATACTGCAACAGTCACTGTTTCTACTTCAAATAATTCTGGAATCATTAATGTCGCATTTACAAGCGTTGGTGGTGGCGGTGGTGGCGGCGGTGACG